CTGGGGAACAGTGATATTGTCCGAGTCGTGGGCCAAGTAATGGTCATGCGTATTCGCGAACGCCTGGCCGGACATTGCCGGGGGCGTAAAGTCGACATTGCCGCCGGTCCCGCGGACCAGGCCGACGTTCCAGCCTGAGCCGCCGACGGCCGTTTCGGTATTCACGAAAAAGCGGTCGAGCATCATACGTTCGAACCGCCACTCGATCGACTTAACGACCTTGCGAATCGACGAAATGATTCGGGTCTGGCGGGCGTCGCGAAACATCCGCTTCGATCCGCCGGTCGACCGGCCGTAAGCCTTCAGGCCGATCATATGACCCAGTTCGTCGCCGACGATCGGGTCGGCCATATCGACGTCGGTCAGCTCCTGGGCTTCAGTCACAGAACCGCCGTCTGCATAGATAACTTCGGGCTGGTCGTAAATGTTGAACATAAAGCCCCATTTTGCGACCAGTTCGGTATTCTTTTGTGCGAGGCCCCCGGCCAAAAGCCGGACGACATCCTGGAAGCTGGACCCGTCACGTAAGCGCCACTGCGCAATGGTCGGGCCGTCGACTCCAGTCGGGAGGGCGTTCGCTAAGATAGTATTGATGCCAATGATTTCGGCCATTTGATTCCCTTATCCCTTCGACTGGTTAACTATTCGATGCTGGCGCTTCGACGCCAGGCTGGACAAAAAAGATTGTCGCTTCCAGGGCAAAACCGGCCGCCCTGGTCCAGGTTCCGGCGCCTGTTGGCGCCGCGTCGGCCAGTTCGCCAGCGTTTTCGCTGACCCAGGCGCGAGCGCCAGGGGTCAAACCGCTAAAGCCAGCAACAGGGCCAAGTACACAAACGGAACAGCGGGCGCCCGCCGCGATGGAAGGGGACGTATCCGCCGAGGCGACAACGATCCCATGCATTTCGGACGATGCGGCTGTATTCGCGTCGACCAGGTTAACGTCGCCGTCGGCCGCGATATATACCGCGTCGCCAACTTCGAGCGCTTCCCCGGCGTCATACGGCCGGACTAACGACCCCGAAAGGGGCGAAATCTGGGCCGCGGTTCTACTAAGATCTGCCATTGTATCGGCCTTTCATATTTTCAAGTGAACGAATTGAAGGTCGGCCCGACTAGAAACTAGTCGCTTCAGCCGCAGCTTTAAGCCAGTCTTCGGTCATTTCGTCGTCCGTCATTTCGAGGACGGAACCGCGTTTTTCCTGACCCTGACCGCCCTGGGCGCCCTTGCCGCCCTGAGCCTGGACCGCCAGAACTTTCGCTAAGTTCTTGACGCTTTCCGACTCCAGCAGTTCGGCGACGCGTTTCGTAGCCTGTTCGGCGTCTTCGACCGGCCCCAGCATTTCGGCCAGGTAAGGACGAAGGGCTTCGTTATCGACTTCAGCGATCGCGTCGTCGGCGGCTTTCGCCGCGGCGATCTTCCGAAGCGCCTCGACTTCCTTACGGTTCGCGACGAATTCGGCCAGGACGTCGTCGCCGTCGGCTTTCGCCTGAAGTTCTGCGAAAGTCTTCAGCTGTCGCGCCTGGTCGTCGATCTGGCCCTGAAGATCGCGGATCTGATTTTCTAGTTCCACGTTCTTTCTCTGGGCGTTGCCGTATTGTTCAAGCAACATTTCATTGTCCACAGTGGACTCCTTATCTTCGTCGATAGTTTCGGATGTTATGTGCGGGACGGCGATCGCTGAGGGAACGCCAGCCCTGTTAGGATCGGCTAGGTCGATCCCTTCCAGCTTTACAGATTTCATGACCCCGCGAACCGATGTTCCGCGGCCATAAATGGAAGTTGCGACCGGCGCCCGGACGCGTTTCCGTACCTGCATATATTCGCGAACTTCAGGCTTCCCCGGCGGGATATATGCCTTACCGTAAGCGATGCCGGATTCGGCCAGGGTCGCGCCGACCCACTGAAGCGACGGAAGGGAAAACCGAGTCGCCCTTTCTTCGTCCTTCATATGGCCCAGGATCCCGCCCGGTCTATGGGCGTTAACCTGCTGAACTATCTGTTCGACGACCGAACGGGGATATGTGCGGTCGTTCCGCGACTTAACCCCGACCTCCGCGATCGGAAGGGTTACGAACATCGGATCGTCGTCGCCTTTTGTTAATTCGGCTTCGTCGATCCCGTCAGCCAGCGGAACAGGGTAATCATTCGCGGCTGTTAGTTCACTGATAGTAGTAAGTTGAATTGATTCTTCGGGCATATTGACCCCCAGGAAATAAAATAGATCCGTTTCAGTTCATTATGAAACGGATCTGGTTAGTTTGTGGCAACGTCGAGTTATAGCGGTCCCGGTAGTCCCTCGAGGGACGGGGATCCCCGTCGAGCATTAAGGCAGAATTAATCGGCTTCGAAGCCGGGATCCGGAGCGTTTATGCTTTCTTAACCGGCGCCGTCAATTCGGATAACATGATTTCCCAACCCGGAACGACCTTGTCGAGGTCGAATAATTCGCTGGCGATCCGGCGGTTATTCTTCCCGCCCTGGATCAGGAACCCGTCGCGTATGGCGTAAGCCTGAACGATGCGTTCGGCCGCCCCGGTCAGGTCGTTACTTTCGAAGACCCGGACGAAACCGCGATCATCCGGCGGAAGCTGGGCCAGGCGCTGGTTATGGCCGATCAGCGGGATCGTTCCATAATTCGCCATAATTTCCAGTTCCTTCGTCCCGCCGACTCGGCTGGCGATAATCGGGAGTCCGTATGCCATACCCTCTTGCAGGGCGTTCGCGAATCCTTCCGTCGTCGACGTATTCAGCATGAGATCCATACCGGCGATCAGATCCAGGTCGTCGATCCTGCCCGGAAACTTAACATAATCCCGCAGCCTGAGCCGGTCGACGTCGCGTTCGACTTCCCGCTGGTATGGGAATTTATTCCCGACGAAATAAAGTCGGGCCCGGATCTTTAGCTGGCGGACAAGGTCCATAACCCGGACGGCGAACTGTTGGTTCTTTTCCGGCCTCAGGTTCGCCAGGTAGATGATATTCAACCAGTCCGGATCGAGATCGAAATATTCCTTACTCATTAGATGCATGTTGATCGTCAGGTCGGGGATGCGGACTCCGTTATAGATAATGTTTGCCGGGACCGATCGGCCGCCGGGATACTGGGCCAGACTATCGAAAACGGCGATCGAATTACAGACCATTTGACTCGCTTCGTCCAGCGCGACTTCGACGAAGTTCGGATCCTGGTAGAACATTTTCGAAACATAACCCGTATTCGCCCAGGTGATAACGCAGGGGATTTTATACCCGACCTTATGCGAGGCCGACGCCGAGGCGATCGACGCGAACAGAGTCCAGGGCCAGCCGTTCGTTATGACGACATCGGGTTGAAGGCGTTCGATATAATCCGTCATCGCCGCCAGCTGTTGAACCGGGTCGACGTCGACCAGGTCGTCGAGCCCCGCGTGTTTGCGAACCCAGAATTCCAGCGACCCTTCCATTTTTCCAGGTCCGGCCGGACATAAAAACCGGATCTTATGACCGCGCTTTCTAAGTTCGATTGCGACGCGGACGTTCTGGATTTCAGCCCCGCCGGGATTCATACTTGCCATTATGTATAAGATTCGCATTGTAAGCCCTTTCTATAGCGTATGCGGTATAGTTTAACCTGTTGGGCATATAATCGCGAATTTAGGCCCTCAGGGCTTGATCTGGGCAGGAAAAGCGAAACCGGCCCCAGGGTCCGGACGGTCGTCATAAGGGCCGGTTTCTTTTCATATGGCGGGGGCTGCGCTTTGATTGCCGGTCGAACGGTTATCAGGTTGCGGGTTCGACTGTTTCCGCTGGCCGATCCTATGCGGATCCGGCGAACTGACCCCTAAAGGGTTATTAAGGAGTCGGGGTCGCGGCTGGATCTGCTAAGTTGCTGGGTCGCTGGGTCCCATGCGTCGACGAAAAAAGTGAAGGGGCCGCGACCCCTGTAAGACCTGCTGAGTCTCACTATACCGAAAGCATAACACAAAACCCCGGCGACTGTATGCGCTTTTTATTGCATTAACTGAACAGGTCAAACAGTGACATCTGGACCGGGTTCCGGGTTATTAAGAACTGATGGATCGCGTTCCCCAAAAGCATCCCGACGAACTGGTCGCCCGCGGCCGGGGTCAGATGCGGCGCGACGTTAACCCGGCGGCTTTCGTCGATCGCTTCCCGAAGTTCACGAGTCGCCGTCCTGGGGTCGTCGGTAACGTTCGGGATCAGTGAGCAGATGCATTGCGGATGCGAGGCCGAAACGGGGATCGGGGTCGTATGGACTGAATACGGCGAACCCGCAGCCAGGCCGTCGCATATGTCGAACCGGGGATGACTGGGGGAGAGTCGCCAGTCCATCGTCTGAACGTATGGATTAAGGTATGACGAAACCCAGGAAGCTGCGTTAAATGTCCGGCCGATTTCAGACCGCGCTAACCGCATAGCGTCGAAACTGGCGTCGGTTCCGTAGGGCTTCCGCGTCCTGAGCCTGGCCCGGCCGGGGGTCAGGAACTGTTCCAGGATCCGACTCAGCTGAAGGGCGCCGGTCCCGTTCCGGATCGCGTCATGAACGAACGCGTCGATTTTATTGCGCGTCCTGGTCGAGGCTTCCCAGATCCGCTGGCTTAGTGTGTAACCCCTGGGATCCTGCCACTTATCCGGACGAACCCACTGGCGCGACGCGTCGAACGAACTATCGGCGACAGGGTTCGGGCCGAACAGCCGCAGATGTTCGAAGCGTTCGAATATATCCCCTTCGTCCTGTTCGAATATAACCCGGCCGTCGTCGTCGTTCGGTTCAGCAAACCGGCCCGATCGCAGGAACGCCAGAACGTCCGACGGGGCCGTCTTTTCTAAAAATCGCGTATGGGCTTCGACCGCGTCCTGTATGCCTTTCGCGGTCCAGAACGTGATAACCTGCGCAATGGGGGTTATGGGAGTCCCGTCATCGTCAAGGGACTCGCGGCCGGTAACGAATAGATCCTGAACGATCTGACCGGCGTCGGCCGCAGCTCGACTCGCATCCCGAAGTGGAACGATCCCGTCGGGTCCAGCATAGCGGGCGATCGCCCCGCTGGCTTCCTGCGCCGCGGCTTTGAATAGATCCCGAAGTTCGCGCCGGGTCCCGGCCTGAGCCCTAACCAGACCCTGAGCGTTCCCGATCTGGGTCATTACTTATTCGTCCCCGCGTTTATCGTCCAGCGCAGATATAACAACAGCGCAATAAATACAATGATCCCGCCGACCAATAGACCGATGACAAAACCAACCGCGAACGAACTAACTGCTATCGTCATTTTCCGATCCTTCGTCATTACCGAACCGGCCGTTAACCTGGAAGGTCGCCGCAGCCAGGCGATCGATATCGTCCTGGTTTCGCGTCCGTTCTTCGTCGGCTTCCAGCTGTTGGCGTTCGATCGCCTCGACTGGATCGTCGACTATATCGGCTTCCCGTAACGTATCCTCAGCGCCTAAGATCCCCTGGGTATAAAGCATTGTCAGATATTTCAGCTTCGTTTCGTCGAAGGTTTCCGCAATGTCGGGGAAGCGAATCACGATATCTTCAGGATCGACGACCGGGAAAAATTCAAACAGGGCCGCGGTTCTGATCCAGATATCGACCAGGGCGATTAACCGCGGCTTTAAAAATGTACGAATAAGTTCAATAGTTAATTCCCAGGCCGGAAGTTGCGCCTGGACCGACGCCATACTGGACGCGATCGCCCCGCCCCAAACCCACTCAGGGACTCCAGTATGCCGACCGATCAGCTGGAAGGTTTCCCCTAGAACGTTCATGCCGTCATTCGTGTAAGCCTGAGCCGTTCGAAGTTCAAACCGGCCCGACGTCGCAACGACTCCCAGGGTCGCCAGATCGACGACGTTTTCGGTCACTTCCTCGCCGTCTTCATTGGTGTATGTATGAGTATCCGACGTGATCGATTTCAATTCGGCGTCCGGGTTCGTCGACCCTTCGATCGTCGGGATCGGCTGGCTGGCGGTCTTAACCGAAATGAACAGACGCAATAATGTATCGTCGTATTCAGCCAGCAGATTCAATAATGCCTCAGCGTCCGAATGTCCGTAAATTTCATTAACCCCGCGGTCGTTCGCTAAGTGTACGACGGGGTTCACGCCGCGAAAGTTGGGGAATACTGCCTGGACCTTATTCGGCCCGATCCGGACGAAGCCACCCAGGGACCCGGTCGACTCTTCGTCTTCCGCTGGGGTCGATTCGGCCAGGGCTTCGACGCCGTCGCCGATTAAAGTTACGACCCGATGCGATGCATAGTATTCGTCGATCCGTTCCAGCGTTTCGGTTTTGTTGTGAACCTTCCAGCCGATCGGGGTCCGATAGTCCATAGGGTCGTCGATACGCTCGACGATGTCGGGGTTCAACTGCATAAGAGTCCCGTCGACATCGACCAACAGGTAAGCGTCGCCGTGTTTCCGACTGTCGCGAACCCAGGAAATAATCGTATCAATTTCCCGGTTTAGAAATTTGCGAACCGCTTCGTCGACGTCGTCGACGCCGGTCTTAACCGTAAAGCCCCGGCCGATCGACCAGGCGACCTTATGGTCGACCATAGGCTTCGCAAACAGGCCGCCCAGTTTAAAGGTCGGCTGAAGCCCTCGAAACAATTTATCGTAATATGGGTAGTCTGTTTTCGTCTGATCGATCGACTGGTTCGCGCCGAAAAGTTTAACGCGGAACGTCGCCCGGCCGATCAGTTCGCTGATCGTCCTAGCCGGTCGCCGGATGACTTCCGTCAGCCGTGTAAATGTGCGGATTGCGATCCCCTGTTCGGGGCGTTTTATTATCGCCATAATGCGCCCTAAGTCTTAGATTGTCTGACTAAATCATAGCGGGGGAGCTGCGCAACAGTGGCAAAACAAACGCCCCAGGGGAGTCGGGGCGTTCGTCAGAAAGGGCGCCGGGAAAGGAAAGGCTCAACACAAACCCATAAAACCCGGCGATTCTATTATAGCAAAAACCCCGCGTAAGTTTTCCCTGGGTGGGGTTTTGGCTATCGCGGGGCCTGGAATGACACAATCGAATACTCCGCGTATTCGACGGTCTGGCGTTTTTAGTATACCAAAAGTCGCAGCCTGGCCGGCGGACATAGCGGGACCGGATCGATCCGCCGGCAGAGAATGTAAAGGCCCCTGGTATGATGGCGGCCAGGGGCTTAAAAGGAGGAAGAACACTCTACATTTTGCGCGCCCTTCAGGGCTCAGTATAACACAAAGCCCCACGGCCGCGGGGCTTTGTGGCGCCAATATGTGACGGCTTCGGGTCTGGACTGCTGGGCCGCTGTAAGTCGGTCCCCACAATCCCCGCCGGTAGGCTTACAGTCCCCCAGTCGGTCCGCATCCTGATTATATCACACTAGCGTCGGCGACGGCGCCGCGATCGTCGGCTGGACGACCCCGATCCGAAGGGATCCGCCCGCCCCGCCATTTGACCGCGTCCCCTTGCCCGGCTGGTCCCCTTTGTCGTCGCCGCGTCGTATTCCATCACAGCATAGCGGACCGCGTCCAGGCCGTGATCGTTTTCCTTAATCGGTTCCTCTTTTGTCTTACGATCGTTCCAGACATAGGTCGGAAATTCCTGGGTCGTCTTCCAGGGCCGCGCCTGGTCGACCAGTTCGGGGTCAATCTCGACCAGCGTTTCGGCCAGGAACATTAGCCGGGGGAGGCCGTCGCCCTCGACGGTCAGCCGGTCTAAGACGGCCTGGATCCCTTCCTGGACTCCCTTTTTGGCGGGCCGGAAGTTTAGACCCGTATCGCGTTCCAGCGTCGCCCGGCCTTCCGCGTCATGGTCGCCGACCATATACTGGACCGGCGTCCCGGCGGATTTGTCTTTTTCATTCCACGCGTTAATCGTTTTCGCGTGATCGCGGACCAGGCGCTTCGTCATATAAAGTTCGCGGTAACAGATCAGCCGACCGTCGGCGTCGACTTCGAACCATAGGGCGACGAAGGGGTTCGTATATCCGAAGTCGATCGATATAAACCGCGTCCCCTTGCCCGGCTTTATGTCGTCGCGAATATGATGTTTCTGACTCCAGTTATCATATATAGCGCCCTCAGCCAGGACCCAGAGTCCTTTCAATAGGCGATCTTTCCGGACGCCAGTCAGACGTTCCAGGATCCCCAAAACATAGCGTTCGCCCTCAGGGGTCCAGCTTTCGCCGTCATGCAGGGCCGGGTTTTCCTGGTGCAGGGTCGGGTATAACTTCAGATCGCCGCGATCGCGACGCTGTAAAATCCAGTGATCCGGGGCGTCGGGATTTGTATCGCCGAGGAGTTGCGGCTTAGGGATTACGCCATTGCGTAATCGGGTCGATAGCGACTCCCAGTGAGACTCGTCAACTTCGACCGCTTCCTGAACGTAAATGATATCGTATTCGGATGACATGACCGCTGTCGTCCGGTCCAGGCCCCCGATTACGATCGTCGACCCGTTCGGGTAATGATAAACCCGGCGATATTCCCGGCGAACATTCGAGACAATCGGATTATCTTCCGACATGATATGTTGTTCGTAAGTCGTCAGGGCTGTAAACGCGACATCTGCGCGAACCTTCCGAACGATCAGGATCCGGGCGCCGGGATATTCCCAGGCGAGTCGGTTAATCTTGAACAGGTTCGCCAGCGATTTTCCGGTTCCGGCCGGACCGGATAGCATGACTTCGGGGGAGTCGTCGGTCTGGATCGCCAGGTTCGCGCCGCGGAATTCATACGGCCGATCCGATAGCGCGAACGCGACCCGCATTAATTCGATCTTATATTCGACTTCGTTCGCGAAAGCCTGAAACGCTTTTTCGACTTCCTGCTGGCTGGGCTCAGGCTGTTTAATCATTCGACTGTTTCAGGGCTTCCCGAAGCATCGAGTCCGGATCTAAGCCGATGCGACGGAAGACTTCCCGCCAGTCGGTCCCGACGTTGACGTTAACCTGGCCGGTTCCCAGTAGCTTCATTTCGGTTTCGATCAACTGGCGCATTATTCCGATCTTTCCCGCAGCTTCGGCGACCCGCTTCAGACGCTGGATTTCGGCCAGCTGGCGGTCGATATGGTCGTTCACTTCCTGCCCGGCCATTTCGCGCCAGTCCGCCCGCAATGCTGTTAAGTCGTCGGATATTGTGGACTTTGCCCAGGGCTTACCGTTTTCGCGAACCAGCCAGACTTCCGTCTGATCCTCGACGTATAGCGCGTAAAGTAGATGTGGGATGTCGCGAATCGTATGACCCTGCGAATACAGCCGGGCGACCATTTCGCGCCGCCGGATCCGATTAAATGCCTTATTCGCTTCGTTTTTGTCCGGGCTCATATGTCCGGATCCCCTACTGTATAGGACGCAACCGAGATAATAACCAGCCGCCCCGCGGGCCGTTTGGTCGACAAACCAGATAGCGCGACTCCAAAAGTGACAAGCGTCGACGAACAGCGCGATCAGTGACCCGTAAAATAGCGGCCAGATCGGCGGGCCAGGCCGGGAAGACTTCCGCCGGTTTCTTATGCAATAAAAATTGCATTATCGCCCGGTCGGCGTCGTCTTCGGTCCAGCCGAGGATACCGCGGGGCGTTACCCTGCGCAGGACGTCGGACCGCTGAAGCGTCAATAAAGAATAGCGAACAGTTCGTTCTGGGATGTCTGGAAACATTGCATAAAAGTAAGTCGACCGGACGGCGGCGACTCTTTTCTGGCTGAAGTTGGTCAGTAGTTGGATCTGTACCGGCGTTAGTCCTAGCGCCCAGCGTCGCCCCGATCGGACAACAACCCCCCGCCCTTCCAGGTCGACGAGTCGGGCGTGGATGTTTGACCTGTGAAGCCCGACCTGGCCCGCGATCTGGCGGACCATAAACCTTTCAGGCTGAGATTTATTTCGATCTTCCAGGACGTTTAGGACTCGGCCGTCAAATGGCGTTATCCGCATATAGTGACCCCTGGGTAATTGTCAAAGTTACTCAGGTTTTATTATACGAAATCGCCCTTAATGTATCGGCAATAAAGAGTCCGTTAATGTACCGCTATTCAGATTCTGGCGTTTCCAGTCCCTGAATCTGTTCCAAAATGAAGCGGGCCAGGCGAGTCCCCTGTTCGGCCAGTTGCGCCCTTTCGACGGCGTTTAACTGGTTTTTGCGCCTGAGCCCAGCGAAGAACGCCCGCCGGTCGGCCTTGATTTCGGCCGGTAGGGGAGGCGGATCCGCAACAGTCCCGCGGGCCTGATTCTTTTGTGCGCGAAAGATTTCAGATTCGGGCAGATCGTTTTCGTCGGCCAGGTCCCAGGCTTTCGAATCCAGGTTCAACAGTCGACGATAACGGTTAAGCGACGAGTCGCTGGTCACGTTCAGGGCCGCCCGCAGCCTCGCGCCCTGGCCGTATGGCGTCCGGAATTCTAGCGCCTGTTGATAGAATTGCTGTTCGTGATGGAACGCCGCGATCGCCTGGGGAGGGCCGCCGCATAGTTCCATTAAGAGCAATGCATATTGTCGCGCCCGGCCGATCGCGTTCAGGGCCCCGCGCTGGGAATTTTCCGCGGCCTGACGCCAGGGATCCAGACCCTGGACAATACGCGCCGGGATTTTCGACCAGGTTCCGGCGTTCGATCCCTGTTCGGACATACGCGCCAGCATATGAAAAGCCAGCCAGCGCCTTTCCCCGGTTTCGATAATATACTGATCCGTCATGAAATGATCCTGGTCTAAATAGACCGTGATCGGATTCGCCAGCCCTTCCCGGCTGATCGACGCAGCCAGGTTAACCAGGCTCACAAACCGGGCCGTGATCGGATCCAGGTCGTCGAGGGGATCGACGTCGGCGGACTCGATACATACAGAATACATGTAATTCTGAACCTGGCCCTGGCGATTTTCCGGAATCATATCGAACCAGTCGGCGACCAGTTCCCGGCCGTCGCTTCGGGCCTTATGTGAAAAATCGTACAGGGATTTAGGGCCGACCCGCCGCGGCTGTTTGGGGTCCGGCTGTATGAAGTCCAGGCCGATCAGTTCGATAACCCGCTGACGTCTGGACGCGTGGACCAGATCGGCGGCCGGGGTCGGACGCTGGAACAGGCTTACCGTCGGGTCGTCAGCGGGCGGATCCGGATCAGGCAGTTCGTCGAATAGGTCGCTGGTTCTGAAGTCATTCATTATTCGGCCCCAGGTTATAGATCTTCCGATATAAAACGATCGCGAAAAACAGAAACAGGCTTAGGGCGAACGCCGTCCCAGGCCCCCGCGTATATGAGACAACAGAACCGAACATCATCCCCAGCGACATGATCGCATATTGTAGGCTGAGGCTTTCGCGAATGTTCATTATCCCCCCAGTTCTTCCGGGAAATGGCGGCGCAATATATCGGCCGCGTCGTAATACGCGTTAACCTGGGCGTCAACTTCTGCCATATCCTGGGCGTAATGTGGATCGCGATCGAAGTAATCGCCGCGGCTGGCTTCGGCGTCCCTGGCGGACCGGCGTATTTCTTCATAAGCCAGATTTAGCGCTTTTCTAAATTCGCGCTTTTTCATATCGACTCCCCTTCGATTATCGCCCCGGTTTTTAACCAGGCTGCGACGGCGGGATGACTCGTAAGCATGATTTGAAACTTATTGACCTGGTCCTGGCTCAGCTTCAGCACATAAGACCGCTTCGGATCCGGGCCCTGGAACGTATAAAAATCGCGGACCTTTTTCTTCGTCGTCTGGGTCCAGGTAATCAGCAGTTCATACGTCGAATTGTCGAACGCATGAAACATCGTAACCTTGACCGTCTGGCCGGGCTTCAATTCGTCCAGGGCCTGAACCAGGGCCGCGGCCGATCGGGCCCCGACCTTATAGTAAAGGCCCTTACATGACTTATTAAAAGCCCAGTTAAAACTAAGCCAGCCGGGGATCTGTTCG